TATTTTCTGCCTGTTTTTTAAGCAGTTCCTGTTGCTGTTGTTCTAGCTCCCATTGGTGGTGCTCAGCGGCCTGACGATTGTCTTGGGTCATTTTTTTGAGCCCATTAATAGCATATTAAGGTGGCCAACATTATTAAAGGCCCATTCATTAATCTCTTCTAAGGGTATATCGGTTATGAACATGGCATCGGCTATGTTTAAAATATATTCTTCCACTATGAGTGGTATTTGCTCATAACTTTCGAACCTTGGTGTTTCTTTTATTTTCATTTTTATCCTTTTAGTTAATAAGAATTATTCTCAGCTTTGGCTAAGATAGTTTCTAATTGATTATGAAGTGTTTTCTCAGAATCATCAAAATATGGCTGTGGATTACTAGGATTATTATAATACTCGAATAAGACTCCGCGAAGTAATTGTATTTGTTGGTTGTTTAATTTTATAGAAACATTTTTATTAATCATATATTCTCCATTAGTTACAAACAATAGTATATGTTAACTTGACCAAAAAGTCAAGCTTTTTAAAGTGCTTATAAATCAATGGGTTAGTCGGTTTCGACTTTTTTGATGAGCTGCTCCATGGTTTGCTTGCGAGCAGTGCCCGGGCTTATGGCCTCGGTCTTGGGATCGATGTGAATGATTTTTTGCTTTCTTAATTCTTGAAGAGTGACCCAGGTGCCATCACCTATGCCAGTGCGCCAGCCTAGCTTGTACATGATAAAGCCCCAGACAATCCAACCTATAGTAGTAATCCAGATCATTTTTTCTCCATGACAGTTACATAGGGTAACCAGCCGTGTATTTTTTTAATCAATCTATCGTGTATGACGTTCCAGCGAGTGCCGGCAAATGTACGTACATAATATCGATAACTTTTTAACAACTTATACTTCTTGATGTTTTTTAGTACTTCATAGGCATCTAACTTGGGATAATGATAACAGATTTCCATGGCTATGTCATGACCATAACTGTCAATCTCATCAAACAGGCTCAGATATTCTATCTGTGATTTTGCTGCGCCAGTCTTTCTGTGATTTATGGGCATGTATAAATCATGTGTATAGGTGTCAGGATTGCGTCGTTGATTCTGAGACTTGTGAATTAATTCATGCTGAACGGTTTGGCTGATGTAGAATAGTGTGCGTCTAACTCGGCCCTGTATAGCATCCCAGTCATAATAGGGACTTTCTGTGCTGAACTCTATGACCAATTCCACTGGCTGGTGACGACGATTCCAATAAAAGAAACCCTTGATCCATTTGTTATTAGGCTGTAGTTTTTCATTGCGTTCCCACAGAACCAAGACGCCAAAGGGTTTGAGTGCGGCCTGTATTTGTTCAATGATTGTAGATTTACGCATACGTCCAGTCCATTTAGACTCGAGTGCTGATAATCTGCGATCTATTTTTTCTGCTAGATACACGACCCCTCCTAGATCAAATTATTTATCTAAAACTTGATATCGCTATAATCCTTGCTGGCTCGTATGCCACTGCCAAACTTGGTGTCCAACTCTTCAATCTGACCACTCTGACTCAGTCCACGTTGAGCACTGGCTTCAACGTCATATAACTTCATCTTGGCTCGGTCTACGCCTATGACAAACTTACGATTTAGGGTTGGATCATTATAGCGATTCTTCAACTGTTTGACCATGAGTTGATTTAACTCATCCATTTCGTCTGAAGCAATCAGGGCAAACATGAAGTCTACAGTAGCTGGCAGGCCAAAACTCTCACTGGTGTCAGTCAATTCAACATCGGTATTACCATATCCACCACGAGTAGTCTGAGTAGCACTTAGTATGGGCACATCGGTCTCAACTGCCAGACCACGTAATTCTTCGGCTATGGCCTTGATATAGGTATAGCTGTTTACACCAGCTCCCTGTTTAATACGACTGCTGGTGCAGATATTCAAATAGTCTACAATGATGATGTCTGGATGAAAACTTTGCTTGAGACTGAGCTCATTTAACAGAGCCTTGAAGTGTCCACAATGCGCCCCTGCAGTTGGATATTCTTTGATGATCAATCGGCCCTGAGTGCGATCCTTGATTTTATCAATGCGATTGTCATACATTTGTTTGGGCAAATCATGTAACTGATCCATGTCTATGTTCATTAGGTTAGCATCTATACGTTCAGCTATGCGTTCCTCGGCCATTTCCATGGTAATATACAGGACATTTTTATTCTGACTCAAACAGGCTGCTGCTACATGACACATGAATAAACTTTTACCCACACCAGTTCCGGCCAGCACAACATTCAGTGTCTTGTTGGGCATACCGCCATTGGTAATTTTATTAAAATATTCTAGGTCAAACGGGACGCGTGTTTCAACTCTATGATAGAAATCAAATCTGCTAGCAGCATCCACCAGATAATCATGACCCACGCTGTTATCAAAACTAACACCCAGTGCCTCTGACAAAATACTAGGTAAGGATTCTGTTGTATGTTTTTTATCGCGTCCGTCAATAATTTCAATACTTTTGAGTATGGCATTATACACCGCCTTGTCTTTGCAAAATTTTTCAGTCTCAGTCAATAACCAATCAGCATTGACTTCGGTCCTGTTCAAATCCTTGATTAATTCTGCTGCTGCTTTAAAGTCGCCCTCGTTAAGACTTTTTTTCTGCAGGGCTATGTCCAGTGCTTCTGTAGTAGGACAGTTATTATAGTTGTCTATGAACTCAGCTATGAGTCTATAAACAACAGCATCGGCATTGTTAAAATATTCAGGTCTTAAAAATGGCACAACCTGACGCATGTATGGTTCATCATGCACCAGGTTTCTTAATATGGTCTTTTCAATTCTGTCCATGAGTTTCTTTTTTCAAAATGTCATCTAATACTACTGTTATTATAGGCTGTAACTCGTCGGATGTCAATACATAGGGATTACGTACTACCCTATAGTTATATTTGATTCGTAGTTCGTTTTCCGTAGGTATGAGTCTTAGCTGATAATACCTAAAAACAACACCAGCATAGTCCCCAGAGGTAATGTGTATGTGTGTAGTGTCATCAATGGGGTCTTCTATGAACTCATAGGTCGGTGTCGGCAGCTTCGTATGCAGCAGAGATATCATCGGCGCCGAGATCTTGCCCCAGATTTGAGCTACTAATTTTGTAATTTGTTTCGACATATTGTCTAAACTCCTTGTTGGTTAAAACAGGCAACCAAAATTCTTTGCTATAGGTTTCTTTGATGCGATATTTCTTTTCTTCGCCTTTGTGACTGTACCAGCCATTGCTAGGTTTAACAATAAAGCCACCTTCGAGTGCAACATCTAGTAATCCAGACCATTTACTAATACCACCTTCAAAACTTACTTCAACTGGAATCTTGCTCTTTTCTCGTACAAATCTGCTCTTTTCAACATTGATGATAAAATTATATCCCATGAGCTCTGTACCTTCTTTTTCCTGCTGGCGTCCAATGATAAAGATATTGTCGGCACTATAGTAGATACCAGTTCCACCGCTGACAACATCCTTAGGGAACATACCAATTTCTTTATAGGTATGATTAACCACAATCATGGGAATGTCTTTGATGGTTAAATGCGGTGTTACCATGCGGAACAGAGACTTGAGTTGTTTAGCACGACTCATGTCAGCTACACTCTTGCCTTCGAGTGCATCTTCCACTTCTTTCTTAGAAGCTAAATTACCAACTGAGTCAATGATGATCATGACATGGTCACCCCTCTCAATGTTGCTTAACTGCGCCATGCTGTCATGCTTTAATTGCTCCACATCTGTAATGGGAGTATGCAATACACGCTTGGTGTCAATGCCAAAGCTATCAAAATAACTTTGTGGACTACCAAACTCTGAATCATAAAATAAAATCACACCATCTGGATACTTGTCCTGATAGCTTTTGGCCAACATGAGTGCAAAGGCTGTCTTAAAATGCTTGCTTGGTCCGGCAAATACAGTTAGTCCAGGTGTCAATCCACCATCCATGCTGCCACTTAGGGCAACATTGACCATGGGTACTGGAGTCTGGATCATATCCTTGGCACCAAAGAATTTACTATCAGCTAAAATGTCAGTATCTCTGATAGTACTATTTTTCTGTAACTTGTCTAATAAACTACCCATTAGTTTTTCTCCTCAACAATTTCTTCTAAAATACCTAATAATTCAGCTACAACTAAAAATAATCCAGCTGTAACAAAAAACTCAATCATTAGCACAATACCAGCAGCAATTCTAAATCCGCTTTTGATCATGCTAACATTATAATGATTTAATTCAAATTGTACTTTCATAACTTCTCCTAACTAAATAATCCTGCTAAAGTTGCTTGCGGACTGGTTGTCCAGCCCATGCCTTCGATGATACCATTCAGAGGTTCAATAAAACTCTTATCCCACATTGTATCATAATCTATGTAGTTTGTCAATTGAAATTCTGCAGGAATTTTACCTATGAATCCTATGCAATTTTCCTTGATCATGTTTGGTGTCTTTAAGTATAAGAATCGAATCTTATCTCCTTCGCCAATGCTTTCATACTTGTTGGTTATGTTATATTCTTTTAGATAATAATTATACAACAAGGCTCCTCGCACATGCATAGGACAGCCCTTGGCATAGATGTTGGCTGAGCTCTGATATTTGCTCATGCCATTTACACCTCGGGGAAATGCTATGTCTTCGGGACTCAATTTTAAAAATTCTTTCTTGGCCTCGGTAATGAATAACTGCAGGGCTGCTTCATCCTGAGTAATGGCAACCTTGACTGCATCTTTTAATACATTGCGAATAGCTTCGGGAGTACTTGAACGAACAATTTCCAGCCCCATGACCTTTAGTTTGGGTTCAGCATAGGTAACACCTTCGTTGTTATACACATTAAGAGCATATCGTTTCTTGGCCACAAAGATGCCTCGGTCAGCTATGGCCTCGCGTTTAAATATAATCTTAGGTTCAAAGGCATTGGTATACATGGCCAGTTTATTACAGGCTCTGTTAATGATCTCTGTGATCTTTTCTTCACATATCTGATCTAATATTTTTAGGATCTCTTCCTTGGGCTTATCAGCATAGAACTTTTTAACCAGGGGATCCAGAGTAATATAACAGCTATCAGTATCTGAATAGAAACTATATTTAAAATCCTTGGTGCCACAGATTTTATTCAAGTAGGCATCTAAAGCTTCACCCACAGTCCGAATAATATACTGACCAGTTATGGTAATGCCCTCGGCGATGCGATCATCAAAGTATCGGAAATAATAATTGGCCCAGGCACCAAACAAGCTATTAAGCTGAATCTTTCGAGCCATCTGGAAGTTGGTATAACGGCTGATGTCATTTAGATACTGCGGCTTATGAGTCTCTTCATAGAGCTTCTGAGCCTCAATCATCTTGCGTTTATACATCTGACGATCATCAAATAACTTTTCTACAATGCCAGGAAATAGTCCCTTTTTATCTCGTCTAAAATGATAGCCATTGGCTGTTAGACATTCATTGTCAGCATGCAGGCTTTTTAGGTCTATTTTATTTTCCAATAGCTGATTAACTGTGCAGGGAGTAAAATAATCTTCGCGTGGTTTAACCAAAGTTTCTGGACTCATGTTATACTGCATGATGATGCTGGGATACAGACTGGTTGCATCAAAACTGACTACCCAATCATATTTGCCAGGTTTGGGTTCCTGTACATAGGCTCCTTCGATGCTACGATC